GCACTCCCACGCCTCGCTGCTTATTAAGGAAGGTGCAGCAGTGAACCTTATATCAGAGAGGCTTGGCCATACTACTCCTAATGTCACCCTTAGAGTATATGCCCATGTATATGAGAATCAGGACAGCGAACTTGCCGGGATGCTCAACAACCTTGGAAATAACCCGGCATAATTTTTAAGCCCAAATTAAGCCCACGGCCAAAATAAGAATAGCCACACGCCTTTATATATAAGGTGTGTGGCTATTTATGTCAGATTATTTATACTTATCGGACCTAATAATCCATTTTGGCCGTCCTTGATAATACTGGCCTTATGATTCCCTTTGTGCCCCATTTTTTCCATTTTTCCCCATTTTTTCCAAAATTTTAAGCCCAAATTAAGCCCAATATGAAATCATCAGGAAAATAAAAAAGCCGCCGATTTTATGGTTTCGGCGGCTAATTTTTTACCTTTCGGCGGTATTTCGTGGTTCCGGTCCAACTGGCTCGACGGCATTTTTATTATTTACTTTCCTCGGCTGCCTTTGTCATTACGGTTTTAAGAACATACATAACCACATTCAAAGCCACAGGTACGACAAAAGCGTCACGGATTTTGCACCAGCCGGTTTCAGTAGGAGCGTCCTTTTTGCACTCGGCAATAATCTGGTCAACTACTTCCTGTGCAAAGTCCAGCCCTTCACCACTTAACCACGTCACGAAGTCTGCCTTGAGGTTCTTGCCGATATCCTCTAACTTCATGGCCTCAACCAAACTATCTCTAACCTCTGTCCACTTACTCATAATAATTTGCCTCCTTATTCTTCCCAGCGGTATTCACCTGGGCTATTACCATTATCACGGACATCAACGTGAACAAAACCGGACTCAGAATATGTCCCGATACCGTCAAATCCAACCTGTTCAGCATACCAAGCAAGCTGTTCCACAGTATTGCAGTGTTCAAAGTCGGGCACCAAAACATCGGCAGCATTACCTAATACATGCTGGCTGTTCGGTACGCTACCAGGTATTTCCGCATTATGTTTCTCACACCGATACGCACATGACAGCTCCAAAGGGCCACCGACCATTTCACGGAGTTCGTCCAGCTTCTTGAGTAACAGCGGGTTGACATCATTACCACCGCAACCACAGTGACACTGGGTCTCAGATTCGCTAAAATATTTGCTCTTATATCCTTCCACTGGGGCAGGTGTATCCTCGCACTGTCCGCCCTGATAATCGGTCACCCCCCGGGCAATAGCCCTAGCGAAATCATCAGCATTATCCGCAAGCAGAATAGCGTCATCCGTATTCGAGATAAAAGCAAGTTCTACAAGTACAGCGACTGCGTTCGTGTTATTGAGCACATAGAGTCCATTTACACCCGGAGTTGCGCCTTTGGTTTCCCTGTCAGTGGTTTCCAGCGAATTAACAATCTGATCCTGTATGCACTGTGCCAGTGCTCGACCACTGATACTGTGAGCGTGGTACCACGTCTCTGTCCCATTAGCCTGCTCATTAACTGCGGAATTACAATGCACACTAATAAAAATGTCAGCCCCACTGATGTTGGATTCTGTGCATACATCCTCCAAGCTATCGCTCTGAAGGTTACCAACCACGTCCACACCTGCGGCTGTCAAATACCCCTCCAAAAGGTCTGATACTTTTTTAGCCACATCACATTCCCGTAAGCCGTTGTATTTATTCACGGTACCTGGGTCCGGATTACCATTCGGAGCATGGCCCGGATTCAAAAAAACTTTCATTTTTTAAAACTCCTCTCTTTGTGGTGAATACTAAAAGGCGACTCCTTATAGAGCCGCCTTTCTATTTCATTCAGCAGGTCCAAACAAAACCCACTCTCCTTGGCTATCACGATAAACTTCATGGTTATCTGTGCCAGTAAACTCCATTGTCTCCCATTCATTTTCGAGAGTCCTTTTGGTTGTCGAATTTATCCTTACTCAGATAGCCCATGAGACCGCCTGCGATAGTAGAGGTTATCGTCTCGTTGGTACCTAACATGATATTAAGTATCAATGCTACGACTAGCCCCATAGCTACAATATAATTCGTCTTTAAAAAATTACTCCACATTGCTATTTCACCTTCCTCATTCTTCCAGTGGTAGATTTTTTATAGCTTCATATTGATGATCACATAGGCCGTTGCCACCCAGTGCTTTATAGCTATCATGCATGCGATTGATATTCTCCAGGGCCAATGGGTCTATGGCGCCTTTATCAATATAATGGCCACATGACTGCAGTATCCTGTCCCTTAATATTGACATAAGCCCATCCTGCATACATTCTATCTTTGCTTGCATAAATTCTATTTTGGCGGCCATTTCTTGCTCCTTGGCCAACTCCTGGGCTTTTTCCTCCGCTCGCTTCTTACGGTATCTTTCCGCCTTGTTATCAATATACTTTCCTATGATGATTATTAACACCGGCGAAATAATGCACTGAAATAATACTTCCAATCCCTTCTCATTCCTTTCTGGTATCCTCATACAGAGGAGATGATACTATGAAACTACCTAATGGCTTCGGCACCGTCTATAAATTACAAGGTTCACGGCGGAGGCCTTACGTGGTCAAAAAGACTATCCAAGGAAAGCAGGAGGCGCTTGGTTATTTTGCAACCTTCGATGAGGCTATGGCATATCTTGTGGATTATAATCGCAATCCAGCTATGCTTAGCCCCAGCACAACTACATTCAGCGAAGTGTATGCACTTTGGAAGGCAAGGCACTTTCCGGAGCTCAAATCCGAATCGGCCCGCATTAGTTATCGCAACAGTTATCGACATTGTTCCCGCCTCCATTCCATGAGGTTCGTTGATATCAGGCTTCCACACCTTGATATGGTTATTGACGATGTACGCGCAGCTGGATGCGGATACCCTACACAGAAGAAGGTCCGCTGCCTGCTGGAACAGCTATATAAATATGCTGCTAAATATGATTTAATCACCCGCGACTACGCCCGATATCTTGATATTGATAAACCCAAGAGGCTTTATATCAAGAAGCCTTTTACCGTGCGCCAACGAAATAAGCTGTGGCGCGGCATTAACGATATGCCCTTTGAAACAAAGCACGTCCTTATGCTTCTCTACTCCGGATGCAGAGTCGGTGAATACCGTCATATCAAAAAGACTGACGTAAAAATCAAGCGCCGGTTCTTTGTCGTTCAACATTCCAAGACCGATGCCGGAGCCGGGCGTTTCGTTCCTATCCCGAAGAAGCTCTTGCCTTGGTATGAGGAAGCCATGAACAGCCCCGGGGAATATATCTGCTGCAGGACTGATGGCACCCGTCACAGCTATGACAGCTTTCGGCGGGCCATCTTTGACCCTGTGATGAGACACTTCAAATTGAAGCACACTCCCCATGAGTGCCGGCATACTCTGGCAAGTATGCTCGATTCAGCAGATACTAATAGAACAGTTACCAAGCTAATACTTGGGCACACCCTCGAAGGCGTAACAGAACGGGTATACACTCACAAAACTATCCGAGAATTGCTTAAAGCAATTGACCGTGTTTGTACTTAATATGTGCTTAACCAGCCCACAATAAAAGCCACCTATATACTCTACAGCTGGGTGGCTTTTATTGTATCTTATTCGTTATTTAAAATATTACTGTTCGGTTGTGTCCTCTGAACCGTTATCCTCATTGGCTTCGCTACTATTTTTGTCTGACTCTTCCGGCTTATATAAAGGACATTTTGGATTTTGACAGGTGCCGTCAGCACGAACCACTTTGCGGCAGAAAATACAACGTTTTTTTACAGCCATCTCTTATCCCTCCAACTTTTCCATATCTTGGGTAAACTGCTCATCTAACTCGGCCATTTCCTCTTTCAACTCGGCCATCAGATCAGTATCACCGTGCAGCGAGGCATCGGCATAATACTTAATGAGTGCGTCCTTATCCGACTCATACTGATTAATAATATCCTGCTTCTTTTCTTCGGTTGTAGGTTTGTGAGCTGGTGCATTGATAGGCTTACCCTTTTTTCCTCTGATGTAACCTGTTCCATTTTTCCCAGCTCCACGGTTGCCAATATAATACTGGTAATCTTCATCAACAACACGCACATATCCATTTTCTAACATATCTTCTATCGCTTCTGGCGAAAGAGAACTGTCAATAGGATATGTTTCCTGACGATAACCATTTTCATCGAATTTAATTAGATAATCCATTTTATTCTCCTTTCATTTACAGTGGGGAACTGTTTCACCATACTCATCAGCATCAATTCAGTTCCCTATATCCTTCTCCAATGTACCAACAATAATACCGCAAGTGTCTCTTAACGCTGAAAGTGGTATCACGGCCAAATATTTTGCCATCAAAAACAAAGATAAAAATGGTTTTACAACTGGAGGGTCAGTATCAACAGCCAGCTTCTCATGGGTAGCTATAGGTAATTAACAGTGGGGAACTGCGAATCCGTTCTCTTCAAATACGATTACTTTCCCTATTTCGTTTAATAATATTCCTACTATAGTTCAGCAATTATCCTATATAGCAGATGGCAGCTTGAATTGTTTGTATTATGCCGTAAAAACTAAAACTACAAGTGGTTTTACCACAGATAGGTCACTATCCTCTGGAAGTTTCTCATGGGTAGCGCTTGGTGCTTAATAACCAACGCTCATCCAGAAGAAGTTATCCGTTCCAGATGTGTTTAACCCGCCATAAAAGCCACTGTTGTCATAATATTTGACTCCGTTGGAAGCATTATAGCTGTCAGATGATACAGTACCATTTGGCCTTCTTGCTGTTATATAAACTCCATAGCATGCTTGACTATACGAAATCTGGAATGCTGTTTTCGTTGTGTGTGAGGAAATGGTTGTGCCTATTCCCCACTGTAGAATAAAGCCGTTTGCAAATTTAACATATCCATTAGTTCCCAATGAAGCCGCTATGATACCTCCACCGGTACCGAGCAATGCCAACATGGCCGGAGTCATGAGTCCATTTTTCGAAGCAGTTACCGGTCCATAAGTAGTATTTGTCGTTGGTGGCGTATAACCTAATGCAGCTGTAACATTTGCCTTCGTCAGGCTGATTGTACCAGAGCTATTGGTAATATTACTGCCTATTTTTACAAGCCCCAAAGTGTTACTGGATGCCGCCCCGTAAGTGGTATCCTGAGTCGGTGGCGTATATCCTAATGCACTTGTAACATTCGACTTCGTAATACTGATTGTACCAGAGCTATTGGTAATGTTACTGCCTATTTTTACAAGCCCTAAAGCACTGCTGGTCGCCGCCACATAGGTTGGAACATTCTCAAAAACAACATTGCCATTTACTATTCCAAAAAGCTTCTTCCAAGTATTAGCGGCAACATACTGATACAAACCAGGTACATCGGTTCTGAAACACAGCTGGCCAATTTGAACATTTTTGGTCGGGAATGATGTTCCAGCCGAATTAGATAAAGCTGTCTTATCGTTGTTCAACAGCTGCTCCCGGCTATTTTTAAGAGATGTATTCTCACTTATTTCAGTGTAGCTTTGCATTTTTATCCTCCTTTAGCAGCCAATAGCCTGCCATGATATGGTTCCAGCAACCAAAGAACCTGACGCATTTCGGAGCTCTACACTAAAGCCTTCCTTGGTTACTGCGGTAATATTTGGAATAGGTACAGCACCGGAAGCAGCCTTCATGGTGATGGTTACTTCTGGCACCTGATAAAACGCCTCATCAAAGTTTATGGTCGTATTCTGGGCTGAAAGCGTTGCATTTCCACGCTTGATAATATCCGGCAGGTCCACATTATAAGTCCAAGAATCTACCATAGGCCTGTCGGATGTCAGATCAGCTTCCAGAGCCAATTTTACAAGTGCTTTTGTGTACTCATAATCACCTGGCATAAACCGCACAAAATCCGAATACCCAGCCGGAATATCAGCTGTTACTTCTGTGGAGCCGATAATAATGTCACTAATTATTGCACCTGCATGATGCAGCATTGAGCCATTAATATCGATATGACTATCCCTTGTAATATCCGCTGATTTTTGAATATCATCATTTATGCTCAATAATTCAGCCAGTAATCGCTGATATATTTTCGTTTTTCTAAGTTCCTCTATCAGCGTAACAGCCTCATTAATGGCTTTATCGACTTGAAATTTCTTATTATCACTTGCAGTAATATTTTCACCATAAGTCTTAATGGCTCCATTTTCCAAGCCAACATATACCATTAGATATTCTTTTAAAAGTCGAACAAACTCTGCATCATGCGTTTCTCTTTCAGAGAAAATCAAAGTTTCCGGCGTTATTAATTCTTCTTCAGACGTATAAGCATCATTGAATGTCCCAACCGCTTCATTCATTGACAACTCAGTATGTGCCTTAAGTTTTGCAGTAAGTATAATGGCTTCAGCAAAATAACGCTGAATTTCAGCTAGTTTTTTATAAGATTCAGAGAACCGGATTTGCACCGGTTCCCTTTTTTCTTCTACCAGTTTTCTGCCATCGACCAAGCCCAGGCCATCAGAGTTAGTCATTGTATAGGTATCACCCTCCGCAGCATTTTTCCATGTAAAGGTTGCAGCTGCCCAGGTGGAATTATTGGACCAGGTATAATCTCCGCCACGAATGACATTTGTACTTGTTGACATGGCCTGACCTCCTCATCAGGAGAGCGTGAACTCAAAAGTCGCTGTAAATTTATCGTTAGCACCTTTATTGATAACAGCGAAAACCACGCGATCCAGCATTGTTCCGCCGGAGGCTGCGTTAAACACACCGGCTTCGGTAATTGCGCCGGTAGCTTCGCCCGCCGCAAAAGTCGCTGTAAGGGTAAACACCTTAGTACCAGCAGTATGTGCATAGGTAGCCTGCTTACGAGTCAATTCCGTAACAAGTGCGGTCTGAGCCGCTGCAGCGGCAGTGGTTCCAGTACCAACGGCTACATATTTCATAGCTGCCGGCTGGCTGCTCCCACCCATAGCATTGCAAATAAAGTCAAACCCACCATTAACTATAAGGTTATGCCGTTCAACCTTCTCCACTGTACCATCTGCATGAATTAATTCACCCTTCAATACTCCATCAATTCTCATTGTTTTCTTCCTCCTTATTCTGAATAACCTTTACCTGAACGGAACCCTCATCCTTTTCAAGAATAAAGGTAACCTTTTCGTCCATTGCTGTTTTCTCTTCCATATCGTCACTCCATTTTAAATGCTGTGTATGCCCCTAAAGGCACATAACCTGCTGACACAGTTTCCGTAGAACCTGAGGCAAGACTTTTAACCGTCAATGCTCTTGTGTCTGCATATTGGTCAATTGTGAACGATAAAATATCGTTTGTTTTGGTCTTTAGTTCGACTTCTATTCTTTGGCCAGAGCTATCAAGCAGGTAAAATTTACCATTATAACCAAGCCTCATCCAAAAGCCGTTTCCCATAAGAGTCATATAAACAATATGATTTGTTACCGCTCCCTGGTGCTTGGCATTGAAAGCTAAATGGAATACATCCGGAATTGCAATGTCATAAGCCAGCCTAGCCAAATCATCTATTACCGCACCTTGCGCAAATCTCGCATCATTATAGGTAATTTTCTGTTCTTCTGTAACCGTAGCCGCCCCCTTCTCAGACTCTGTACTGTTATTAAGCGGTACAGCATCAATTACGGTAAGTGGTAACCCAGTGTATGTAGCAATATAGTGTTCAATCTTGGCTGAGCCAAGGTCTCCAACGGGGTACCATGTTCCTTTAGTTTCTTTCCAAGAATCCAGCATCTCTGCCCATGTCACATCCTTGGCCACTGTTCCGCCGTGATACTGTATCCAGTTTCTAGCCGGTACTGCTTCAGGTAATGTTATTGCTGTAATATATTCGCCTGCTGTAACATTATCATCAAGCACTATATGTCCATCTAAAATGTGAACATTGTTTTTAGTACCCGGCCAGTTGTTGGCCTGGTCGACAAAAGTTGCTATAACATTGCGATTGACGCCATCGGTCAAATCCAAAGACACATAAGATGCATTCTGGCTGAAATTACCATACTCATCAATAGCCTTTATACAGAAGGCTTGTGTGCCTATCTGTGGAAAAAAGTATGAGTACATATCAGATTTCAGCTTGGCAACGCTCTTGGCCGTTTCCCAATTGGTTCCCCATCGCAGCTCATAGCTCATACCCTGCTGGGCCTTCCATGAGAAGTTAATGGTCTCGCCATTTCGTACCGCTATAAATTCTGCTACATCCTGCGGCAGAATATAATCCACTATTATGGCTGCCGGCGTTTCGGACTTGTTGCCACCATTATCCACAGCTTCAATATAGAAGATATAATTCTCCGCCTCACTTATTGGCACAAAAATGGAATTTCCGGAGTACAGATAATTGATAATCTCGCACCCGCTGATACCAATACCGTCCCTACCTTGATAGAGATTAAACCCACGCAGGTCCTTAATCTCTATGGCATCCCAGGTCAATAAAAAACCGCCTGGCATCTGCCGGCAGCTTAGGCCGGTTACATCTGGCGGCGGCATATCCTTACCTGTTATGTAAATATCCGTTGATACTGAACCTACCACAACCGCATCATATACGCAACGAACTGTTATATCATAGGTGGCGTTTGGCGTAACGTTTCGTATATATTGGTTGGTGGTTCTTGTAGCGAACTCTTCATTATAGCCTGTAGTTCTATTCAGTACCGTTATCCGGTATGAGTCAGGAACATAATTGGCATCGCGGGATAACTCCCAATTAAGGATAATATTCGAGGTCAACACACCCTCATTATTGGTATATGTTTCCTCGGTAGCCGTAAGAGAATCAATAATATTACCCACAATCGGATTATAGGAATAATCAATTATAGGGTATTTGCTGTAATCAAGCTCCGCTGAATACATAGCCTCATCATATTCGGCCAGCTTCAGCCTTACCTTCATATCCCCATCGCGCTGGGCTGCAACTACCCGGAAAGGTTTTACTGCTTTATCCAGCTCACCAAAGGCATAATTGTCAAACTTCTCTGGAGTCTCCAGTGCGTCAAATGGCTCGGCAATTGTTATCTCGTTGGTCTTGCCATTGCCCGGAATAACATCACGACGGACAAGAGTGTCATCCTTCAGCTGTATATACAGTTCATACATCTTATCCGGTTCCAGGGTAACCTCATGATCCAAGGTAACCGTGTTGATATTTACATCAACTATCCGCCCCGATGATATTCCCACACGGCTTACTGCATGATTGAACCCTACAATATCACCGTATTCAGCAACAATAGCATCAATATCCGCCCCCAGCTCGATAAATTGAACCTGTCGCTCGTTGGTGGCAAGAGCAGTAACCGCTTCACGGTATGCCTGGCTCCGACGCTTTACACCGAACAAGCGAAGCTGGGCGGTGTTGTCGCTGGCGTGTGAGTCATTGTAATTGAGTGAGCGTATAGTCATTACCGTATTCTTGAAGTCGTTATTGACCTCATTGTAGGTAACTTCTATGGCTCTTGCCCTGTCCTCTTTGGCAGAGAAGGATCCTTTTACACTGCTTACCGTTGTACGACCTTCGCCAAATATCTGGGTCATTGTCCCAGGTCTGTCAACAACAATACCAATATTGCGGCCATGCATTATCAATGCAGCATGCCCGACAAGTGCAGCCTTTTGGGCTGCGTCCCATCGCTTCTGGGAGGTATCAAAGAAGGCATCGAATCTATACCGTGGTTCCAGCTCACCATCACTGTTGGTAATCATTTCATCAGCATAGTCGGCGGCCGCCACCCACTCATCCCAATAAGCATCAAACGCCTCATGAGGATAACCAGCAACCGTTATCTCCATATTTTCAGTGTTGATGTTCTTAAGACGGCGGGCACCATGAAGGATATCATAGCAGGCCCATATCGGGTTATCGGCAGCCTTTTGAACGTAAGTATCCTGATCTGGGTCAAATACCCACACCCAAAGCCTCTTTTGTCGCCAGTTAAGAGATGGAACTCCACCACTAAGCTGGTTGGTTGCAAGTATCCGGAGCGCCACCAAAACCTTATTCGGGCGGCTGTATATGCCATCCACATAGGAGGTCAGGAGAGTCCAATGGGTTAAGGTTTGATAACGGCTTGTCTTTGGCTGCTCCAGCATGGTTACCCGCACATCATACTGGTCGGCCTCCAGGCCGGTCACCTGAAAGCTTCTCCTGAGTGCTGCACTTCCCGCATTGGTTACGGAAAACGGCGAACCATCGGCATTGAATGTATGCCATTCACCCACACCGGACTTCCTGTACTCTGCCTGGAATTTTACCGTTGCGTTGGCAAAGCTTCCGTCATTGGCCGTATAGTAGAGGCCCGCTGGCCACTCCAGTGTTATTTCCAGGATATTGGCCTTGGTACTGTTGCTCGTCCTTATCAGCGGTAAATCCACAGTAAGTTCCAGCCCCACGCTTTGATCCAGCGGGGTGTTCTTGAAGAAGGATATCGGCTCCTGGTCGTTATACCCGAGCCGGGTTTCTATCTCAACATTCGAAAAGTTACTGATATCAGTGTAATCAATACGGATATTGTCAATGGAATCAACAGGGCCAAATCCGCCACAATAGAGCAGGTTCAGATACTGCTTATCGTTCACAGTCTCCACATGCTGCTCAAGAAGCTGGGCGGAAGGCATACACTCGCCATAAGTTTCGCCGATGGTGTATCCTGCTGTGGTGGTTGGTACCGGCAAATCCCAACCGTAGCTTCGGTTGGCCTCGTTGTCGTGGTAATTATATCCCAGGTCCATGTTGACGGAATCCTGCGGCAGAATTGCATTGATAATCTTACCGCCGATATACATTACCGCGCCTGATGCCAAGGTAGCTGCCACAGAACCAGCCTTAAAAATACCTCCCCAAAGGCCACCGGCAACATTACCGGCATAAACAGCCAAGGCAATCATGGCCACAAAACCCAAGACCTTCTTAACGGCCCCTCCTGCCACATGAGGCATGATTATTATCTGCATACCATCGGTAGGTGTAACATATTCAGGATGTTCTATCTGCCTTCCATTGATGAAAACATCCTTACCTGCAAGTTCAGCATAATCAGTAAGCAAGCCATTCCTGCACTTGATTTGCTTGTAATCTTTTTTGTCCGGTTCAAAAGGGTTTTTTATTTCAATTATCTGCAGCATTGCTACCCCCTCCCGGCTCATAGTAGCCTATTATCCTTGACCGCCATTTACGCAGCCGGTCAACACATATCCCTGTGGTTATGTAAGCATGGACAAACTTCCCATCACCTACACAGATACCTACATGATTAGCCCAACAGCCAGGAGTGAGTCGGAAAACTACCATACAGCCTTCTTTTGGCTCATTAATCTTTCTCCATTTTTTCTCATCTTGCTTCATTTGGTCAGCTATACTATAGGCATCCATAGCCGTAATATTGTAATCTTCAACTGTCTTACCCTGGCGACGATACATCTCACGGACCAGCCCCCAGCAGTCATATACTTCTGGCCCCCGCCCACCGTCCTTAAATGGTAAGCCAATCAAATCATCGTATTTCAACATCAATATCACCTACCCGCCTGTATGCCAGGCTCCCCGCCGAATCGGGCTGGCATTAAGCATGATGCAAGGTTATTCTGACAAACCTCATTTCCCTGGTATCCGCACCGAATATCACCACAAACATATGGACAGAAGTCCGTCAGATATTTCCATGCAGGATACCGGTTAGCAAGCTCCGGAGCCGGACCAAGCGTAAAGGTTATCCATGACTCATCATATTGTGTGGACGTAATCTGGAAATTTAGTTCCATTTCCGGAGTATCAACATCCAGCATCTTCGCATTGATTATGTATAAATTAACCTTGGCATCAGTCAGCCCGCGGTACTGCTGTAGGTAAGTTATAAGAAGCCCCCCGCCTGCGCTTATTTTAAGGTTCAGTGCCGGCAGGGTTTTTCCATCTTCCTCATAGTTTTCAATATCAATTGGATAGGCGGTCCATATTTGCCCGTTCCACTGTATATCATCGGTGTTACGAACCAAGTAAATCGGCTCGCCTATCTCTTCACAATCAACTTCAATACAAATGAGGAAAGGTGCATCAGTGCTTAATTTATTCTTCTCAAGCGTTGCTATCTTAGAGAACTCCAGCACCTTCTACACCTCCTCAAATTTCAGCGATCCCTGCCAGCCGTATGGATAGTTCTGCTGCCATTCAAACGGCTCGGCAAATCTCACCTGATATGTTTCATTGTCGATAGGGCATACCCAGTCAAAATACTGGAATGTTCCCACCTGGTTCCAAAAATCCATGAGCGTATTGTACTGTTCATCCGTCCGACAGTTCCAGGCAAAGGTCCACTTGCGGACCATGCGTGTGGTACGCGGGCGGGTTTTCTTGTAGTTGGCGTCACTCGTCGTGCTTATGGTACTGTCTTGGCTCTTAACCTTGTAAGAGTCTCCGGTATTTGCAGCACTCGATATATTTGGTTCCCCAATGTCGGGGAAAATATACGATGGCATCTACATTCCCTCCTTAGTAGCCAAGAGCTGTTTTAAGGTTGGTACCAAATCCGCCACGATTTCTGGCGGCTCCGTCAACCACAACATCCAGCACCCAGCGCCCCATTTCTTCATCAAAGTGGCTGTCTGTTACAGACACCTCATCATTGGTCTTGTTGGTGATGTTTACTACACAACCGCCGCCCCCACTGGAAGAACCGCCCATATCAGAAGCTGAACTGTATCCCCCACCATAGGACGGGCTAGCCATTGATGGAGCTGTTACTAACCCACCGCTGGCATAACTGTTTATCTTCTCCAGGAGTCCCCGATATTTCCGGGTAGCCCTGGCATTCACTACAAACTCACCATTAGACAAATAAGAAGGAATACTGTCACTGGTGTCTGTACCCGGTCCGCTGATATAACCGCCTTCGGCATTAAAAATGGCATCTGCCCAGCCGCCCCCGGCTCCGCCTGTAACCATTCCGCCCAACAACGAGCCAATCCATCTGCTGGCCAATCTCTGGGCTGCTATCTTGGCAACGGAATTTAAAACACTGTTGATAAATCCACTAAAGGCATCGCTGGCGCTCTTGGTCCGCATGATAAAGCCTTCGATATTCTCGCTCAAAGCATTATAGGCGTCACCGCTGACGGTGGCTATCTGCTCGGCAAAGCTCATGTGAATATTGGCAGCATACTGAGCGTACTGCTCAGATAGGGCCTTCATTCCCTTTACCCGGCTTTCATCTTCGTATGCCCCGCCATTATTCTTTGCATCAGCTATTATTGCGAGGATGTCACCCTCTTCCTTTAGGTAATTGATATATTCCTCATGGGCCTGCTTTTTGGCTTTCCGCAGGTTTTCCTCGGCAAGCTGTACCCGAGAGTAATACCACTCGGATATCTTTTCCTTGGTTTCAATATCATCCTTATCCCGCATAAGAGACTTTTCCTTTTCTTCCCTCTCGCGGTCAAGGTTATGGATAGTGGCTTCATATTCAGCCTGGGCCTGGGCCTCATAATCATGCAACACGGCAGCATGTGCCTGTTTGGCAGTATCTACCATGGAAGTATAGGCCTGGTTCCACTTCTTCTCCACATTTGCATCCAAGGATTTTGCATATTCTGCAAGCTGATCCTGCAGTTTTTTGACCTGCTCCTCGTCCACACCTGCAGTCCTAAGCTTGGATATACGATAGGCTTTTTCCATAAGATTAGCCTGGTGCTTAGCCATATTAGACTCATACTCAGTGCCAGACTCGGACATGATACTTGTCTGTAAGTCACGGGATAATCTGGTGGCCTCCTGCTGGGCCTGCTCTAACTTTCTTTGAGCGTCAGCCAGCTTCTTTGCGTCATTGTCCATGGACGCCTTATAGGTCTGGTCACCGGTGAGCTCACGCATGGAAATGTAACCGCCATATCTATAACCGTTACCATACCAATCACCACTAAGGCTGTCCGCATGGGTAACGCCGTGGGTATTGCTGGCAATATGCCCGCCCCTGCCATCATATATACCGATATGCTGATATGGGTTACCGTCGCCATCATCGCGCACCCAATAAACCAGATCGCCTTTTTCGGATGGCAGTTCTCCCGGATGCGCTGCATAGCCGGCATTATCCACCAGAGTCTTAACCAGATCACCGCCTATGCCGGCATTAGCCCCGGCTTCCTTAAGCATGGCGGTAACGAAGGCAGCGCAAGTATTGCTACCCCATTCCTCGCCTATATGCTCAAAGGCTTCCTCATAAACTTTGTTACCAATGGATACTTCAACCTCGGATAATGTAGGCTGTTTAATCTTGCCACCTGAACCAACGGAACTACCATCACCGCCAACATTACCCAAACTACTAAGGTCAATGCCCGGAATCTCACTGTTGCGAGCCCTGGCTTCAGCTTCATTCTTTGCTATATAAGCAGCTTTACGCTCAGGATCGTCAGTGTTGTAATGCAACATAACTGATTCATACAGTGCGCTGCCCTTGGTAAGCGGTATCTTGCTTATTTCGACATTATCACCTAATCCATAATTACCAAAGCCCCAAAACCCGGCATCGTCATAGTCACCCATGGACGCAGTATCTGGTCGTTGTAGGCTTATCTTCGAAATATCATCACCTTTTACTACATACTTCTCGCCCTTGTATGTAACCTCGGTTCCATGGTCATTCTGAAACTTGGCAAGATTATAGGCTTTCAACGCTTCAACTGCTTCATAAATTGCCAATGCGACCAGAAGCCAGTTATTTTTCAGAGCTGTTACCGCCCCGCTTAAAATCCTGACAGCACCGGTTGCCTTACCTGCTCCCGATACCTGGGCCACAGATGCAACCTTGGCAGCTTCGCCTACTCTGGTTTCAGCAACAGCCACACCATTATAGGCCAGCATTTCCTCGGTCAATGCTGCTTTTACCGCGGCAGCTTCTTTCTCCGCCTGCGCTATCCGTTTTACAGTTTCCTGTTGAACCAATAAGGTTTTCTCATCCTCTGTAAGCTTCTTTGAGGCAAGTTCCTTCTCATAGGCCTTAATAGCCTTAAGAGCCTCGGCTTCTATAGCCTTGACTCTTTGGGCTATAGCCTTCTGCTGGAAACGTGTCAGGGTAGTTTCAGCGGCGATTTCTTCCTGTACCCGTAATGCTGCCACAGTACTGGCAACCGTACCATAGGCCGCCGCCGCAATACCCATTGATTTCCATACCAGAACACCTTTGGTGGCAAGCGTAATAAAACTTGCCAAGTGATCTTTATTCTCTTTAAGGAATGCGGATACAGTCTTAAGGGCATCCATCATAGACGGTAATACATCTTGGGCAATTGGCAAAAAAGCTTGCCCAAAAGCAAGGCCAACCTGTTGAGCCTGCATCTGAAGAACCTGAATATCCATATTGAGCTTATCCAGCTCTTCCACATTCAAGCCTATGCCCTGAACCTTTGCCGCCCGTTCCTGTGCTTCACTGTACCGGTTAAGAGTATCCACCAATGTTAGACCCTTGGCTCCAAGAGTATTCATAATGAACTCCTGGCCATAGCCTGCAGCGGTGGCTTCCTTGTACCCGTCAGCCAGTCTCTTTAATTGCTCGTTAATAGGCAGTAGCTTGCCGTCCTGGTCGGTCAGTGATACACCGACTGCCGCCAATGTAGCCCGAACCTTATCGCCGGCCTCGCCCGCTGTCGTGAAACTTTTATCCAGCTTCATAACAGTTTTGGATGCGGTTTCAATATCTCCACCAGTCAGCTGTAGAGTCTTTTTCAAAAGACCTACTTCTTCTACTGTCATGCCTAGTTTGCGTGTGAGATTTTCCGTCGCTGCGCCTGCCTTAGCCGCCCCGTCAATAAGACTTACCAGCCCAAATCCACCGGCAAGCAAAGCAGCATATTTTGAAGCCATCTGTACAAATCCACCCATGCTTGTCGTAGTGCCATTTATGGCCTCGGTCATAGCATTTATGGGCGATGTGTCAAAAGTATCATTGATGGCTGTTTTTGCATCTTTTAGGCCTTTTTGCAGGCCCGAGGAGTCTGCACCTATTTTAATTTTCATATCAGCTATGGTGCTCATTTTATACCAAACTCCTTCTTTAAAATCTCAAAATCCTGCTTGCGCTGTTGTCGTTTTTCTGCCTCGGATACCCACAGGCCATCATATATAACCTGTGGATTCGGAGGCTCTTTAACGTGAGGCGCTATCAGCCAGCTGGCAAAATAGCTCCTTCGCATATCTTCTTCTTTTATAGCCCTGGTTCTGCAGTCAAGATACTTGTAGAACTCATGGGGCTGCATATCCAAAAATTCACTGGGCCTTAAGCCAGCGGAGAACGCTATGCCCTCCGCGACTTCTGCCCACTCTATGAAAGAGTTTACTCTGTTGCTTTTTTCGGTTCCTCCGGTTCCTCGATTTCCTCCGCTGCCTTCTTGGCTTTGATAAAAAAACCGGTTTCATTGATGGCCTCCAATATGTAGCCATTAAGGGTATCAAGGATGCCACCTGCGTCACAGAACTCATCAATAACATCATATGGGTCCTTGTCGCCTATATCTTTAAGGCCGTATTTTAGAGCATTGGCTGTGAATGTAATATCACACTGCCGGATCATACCTGCCGGACCGCTGAAATATATAAAAACCAAAGAGCGCCCAATAGAGCGCTCCAATTCTGCCAAACTACGGATATTAAAAGATATTGTGTATTCCTTTTTTCCCTGCTTAAAGGTGATGTCTTTTTTCATGATTACCCTCCTCTAAATTTAGTCACCAGTGCCCGGATTAGCTGGGTCAGATGCAGGTGTAGTAGCCTCAGCCGGAGTGATGGCAGAGATAGCACCAACACCAGACAATGTAGCGGAAATGGTGGCAACACCATCATGGGCAGTATCATTGTTGAATGCTGTTACATAGCACCAGCCCGTCTGATAGCTTCCGTCCTTGTAGGTAATCTTGACCTTGATCTGCTCGGAGTTGCGGAAAGCATAATCAATTACCTTAAGACCGTCATCGGACATAATCATCAAGCCGGAGTAGTTAATGCTCCAAGACTTAAGACCAGGTACGGACGTAGACCAACCGCCGGAAGTCTTATGAGAAGCGTCGATAGTATTGGCAGTCTCAGACAGTGGCGAATTTCTCTGACCACCGACCAGCGTCCAGGTCTCAGTATTTCCATCAAGTGCAGTAAGAATACTCAGCAGTGTATCCTTACCAGCCTCAGCAACCGCAGTATCAGGATTCTGAGGTAAGTTCTGTAAATCAGCT